CCATCAATGAGGTCTGATGGAACAATGGGGATGTCCCTGCTCTTGAACAGGTCAATCAGAAACCGCTCAAACGATGCTCGATCTTTCAGCACATTGGGATGCCTGCCCAACAAGGCATCTACCTCCGCAAACGAAGCATCAGCGTTGGCCTCGGTAGTCTTTGCAGGAATCGCAAAGCCATCCGTAAGACCCTGACCGCTTACGCTTGCTCGGGCAATGAATCGCCAGTCGAGTCCATGCCGTCCGCCTGCTGCTCGTTCTGCGAGAGCGGAGATGAGGGCGGATTCGACGGCGGCTGCATTTCGTCCTGCGACCTTTTTAATCCAGCCGGGGATGTTGATGTCGAATCCCTCATCTCGGAGGGCTTCAACGATTGGGGCAGCAGCCTCGACCCAAGCACTCCAGCGCGGGTCAATTCCTCTGTTCCGACTATTTTTACCCCCAGTGACCGGAACTGCTTGTCGAATTCTTCCCAAGACATCTTTGGCTCCAGTGATTGTGTAAGTGCTGCGAACTGGCGCAGCGGTAAGTGCTAGTCCGTGTTTCTTCGCAAAGGCATCAGCCTTGATTGTGAATGCTGCCTGTGTAAGGCCGCTTCCAGAAGAAGAATTGTATACCGCCCATACGCCCTTTCGACCTTCTAATGTCGAAGCGCCATCAAATTCCTTGTCTGCATCAGCCAACAAGGTCCGCAGATTAGCGTCCGAGATGTTCGGATTCGCAGTCATCATTACCGCATAAGACTGCTCTGCTTTCGGCGTTGAAGCGGTTGGTTCTCCAATCGTTATTGATGCTTCTTGCAGCATCAACGAAGCGATGGCGTTTGAGACAAGGATGTGATCCTCGTGAGTAGCGCCGGGAATACTGATGCGCATCGATTGCTCGACGCGACCCTTGTATGAACCAAGGATGATTCGAGGAGTACCAATGCTGGTCACTCGGCCATTCGTCACAGCAGAAAGAAGGGCGTTAAGACTGGTTCGGTAGTTTGGATCCCTGAGCAATCCAACTACTCGATCATTCACTCGGGCATAAGCGGTAGCCTTCGAGAAGTTGGGGTCGTTCTTTGCGCTGGGAAGGATGATGTCTGGATTGAGGAACTGTGGACTAGTCACCTCGGCGCTCATCGAGATCGCAGGCTTATCGAGTTTGCCCTTGCGGCGATCTGATGCCGTCTTTCGAACAGCGGCTTCCTTGCGCCGTTGTTCAGCCGCAACGCGCTTCAACTCCCTCTCCGCATCTCGTGCGGCCCGAGCGGCAATCTTCTCTGCGCTCATAGCCTTAGCAGGCTTCTGTTCGCGCTGCGAATACATGATGCGCTCATCGGAGGTTGGGTTCGCGTTGAAGTAGCCCTTTACCTGATTGGGATCCCATGCAACCCAAACATCCTTGTTGCCGGATGAAGACGGTGAGTTATTAGGTTCCTTTATGTGAAGACCGTCATATCCAGCCGCGCGAAGTCTTGCTTGCAGGCCGGGTATAAACGAATCGTCTACATATTCTTCTGGCTTGAAATCCTTGGATGTTATTCCAAGAGCCTTCATTGCCTTGCGCGTAAATTCCCCTCCAACATCCAATTTAATCACTAATGGATTTTTGATAGAAGCGACCACGGGCATCACTTGGGAACCCTGTTCAAGATCAGGGGCGTAATTCATACCGCTTCTATTTACCGAGTACCTACCTGCTAGCGCAGTGTCAGCAGCCATGTAGATTCCGGGGCCAAACGCGCCATTCTTAGATGGTCTGAACTTGTCAAACTCGGCAAATGTACCGTGATAAAGAGGAATAAGATTTCCAGATTCATCTTTAGCCTTTGAGCCATTACTCCAAACCTGCATGGCTGCGGTCATCTTTTCAGGAGAGATTGGACGAAGCGACATACGCGCCTGCGGCTGCTCTTCTGAAATTGCAGTCAACTCGGTAGGCGTGAGAACCATCTTCTGTTCTGAGTACCCTTCGCCCTCTTTCAGTTTCGCAATCCACTGGTCGTATCGAGGATCTTCCTTGCCCCACACAGATCCATCTGGGTTGGATCGATTGGGTCCAAAGTTAAGCCACGAGTTTTGCGCTCGGCTTTCTGTTGCCATCGCCTGACGAGCAACTGGAGAAAACATCACAGCATGAGATCGGTATGCGTTCTCTTCGCCGCGTGGACCGAACTGGAAACCCTCTGCCGAGTGGCCAAGGATGTCGTGAACTGCTCGGAAGAGGTCGTTGTAGGTCTGCTTGTACGGATTCCCATCGCTGTCAGGAACCTCGATACCAGCATCCTCAAGAGTGATGTTCTTGCTGATCGCCTCTTGAAGAGCCGCTGGATCAGAACCGAACGATGCCGCTTCTTTAGGATTGATGGTCTTGAAGTAGAAGAGGCGCTTGTTGTTCCGAACATCATCAAGCATGTCCGCGCTGTCCGCGTAGGGTTGACCCTCGCCAGCCCAAGGAGTGATCGTGTATCCGTTATCAACGAGATACTGGTACTGGTCCTTTGTCTCCTTGCCAAACTGTCGGTACGCAGCAATCGTCTTAGGATCTTCGTAGTTGCTCTTTGCAGATTCAAACCAGTTGGCAACGCGCTTTGCAAATTCTGGATCTACATCAGCGTAGGTGTCCTCGATCTGCTGATCAGGCTTGATGCCTCGGCTATCCATGAACGAATTGCGGATCGAGCGGACATTGTCGTTTGCTTCGCGCCTTCCCTGACGCTCGCGAACGGACATGCGAATCTCTTCCTCTGGATCCTGCATGTATGACTGCGTTCGAGACACACGAGCGACTGTTCCAAAGTCCACAGGCTCTGTGGGAGAATCGCCACGGATGATGGACATTGCCCCCTGCGCATTGCGTTGCCGACGAGCAGACGATTCGAGTTCAGCAGTCGCTGCTTGAACCTGACTAGCGCTTGCACCAGTTGCAGGTGGCTGTGTAGCCGGAGCAATAGGAGGCGCAATGTCACGAACAGCCTCTGGCAGGTTGCGGATCCGTGGAGATACCAATTGCGGCCTAGTAATGCCGAGTGAGGGGGCCAACTGCGCAGATGTCTGGCCGAGAAGAGGGACAATATCTACGAGCATCCCAATGGCGCTAGTGAGCATACTGTCGCGCTGTTCTGGCGGTGCATTCTGAGCCTCTTGGACTGCGGAGATCGCGTCATCGATCCGTTTCTTATTTCCATCTCCATCTCCTCCCACGGGAGCAAATCCGGGTTTCGATGATGGACTTTCGCGAAGCGATGGACTCACTGCTGGCATAGCAGGTGATGGTGTCGCTGGAGATCCTGACTGACTTGCTTGAAGCGCTTGACGCGCTTGGGCATTGGTGTCTGCCTCGGCCAAGTCCTGTTTGAACGCTTCAGAAACGCTGTCGCTGAACTTACGGTCGAACTTGATCTCTTCTTCGCGGACTCCCTTGAGCCGCTGTTGCAGTTCAAACAACGCTTGACGAGCCTCTGGGCCGACAAATCCATTCTTGACGAGAGCATTCGCCATCCACGAAGAGAACTTTCGGAATGACCGCTCTTGAGAGTCAGCGTGAATCCCATCCCACTCCGCAGCCGAGGTCATCAACTGACCAAATGCTCGATTGGATGTAGTCGTGACGCTCTCTTCGGAGAATTGTCGAACATCACCAAGCGCTTGAGAGGGATTGCCCACAGAGTTGCCTGCGTCATCCTTGCGGTTGTCCGCAATCAGTTGCTCTTGTTCTGCTGTAGCAACGCCCTGCATATACGCCTGAGTTGCCTCGTGAAGTCCTCGGTAGTACGCGATGATCTTTGCATCGCTTACACCGGCAAACTTCCCTTCAAACCTCTGGCGCATGTACTGCGCTCCTCCGCGCATTGCGTAGACAGGATCTAATTGAAGCAACTTCGCGAAGTACTCTGCTCCATTTCGGGAGCGAGCAAGCGTTCGGTGTCGCATCTCATGCAAGGCAATTGCAAACGCGGATCTGGCATTCATTGCCGTACCGTTCTCGCGCACAAGGAACACGCCGTCCGGGGACGCTTGCGGCAAGTACACGCCATCCATACGGATTGGCTTCTCGATTGTCTTTACGGACCCGTCCTTCTGCTTGATCGAGAACAGCACCTTTCCGTCAAGGATGGTGGCGTTTGCATCAGTTGTGCTTGAAAGATTGCGCTCTCCGTCAGATTGATCTGCTTCATCAATTTTGTTCAACGAAACCAGCACGGAGACATCGCCGTTGGTGGCATCGCCAATCTCTTCAGTGGTCAAGTATCCAGAACCATTCCCGTAAGAGAAAGGATCGGTAGACTTTGCGCGCTTTTTGCTCTTACTCCCGCTTGCGGAACGGGCGATGTCTATGCGCAGCGCTTTAACGCCTCGATTTGTATCCCTGACGGGAACTGGCCGTTGGGCGCGCTTGGGTAGGTTTTCCTGAGCAGCATCAGCATCCTGCGCACGGTTGATGGAATCGACTACATCAGAGTATTTCTGCTTTGTGCTTTCGTTAACGACATCCATCGTCAACCCGCGCGCCTTTGCGTCCGCACCGATAGCCACAGCCTGAAAGTACATCTGCGCGGGATCAGAGTAGGGCATGACTTCGACAACTCGACCCGCCTTGTCCCGCAATACGACAGCGCCCATCATCAATTGGCCGTCATTGGTGAGAGGGTTTCCACCCAGCGCCGCAAATTTGCCAGCCTGTATTTGCGCTCGCACTTGCTGGATATTTGCAGACTTGGCAAACACCTTCTTGCCGTCAATGGTTCCAATTGGCTTTGTAGAGATACCCAAAGCGTTCATGCGATCAAGAACATCCTTGGTAAGGGTGGTTCCCATGTCTGCTGGATCAACAACCATGATTCCACGGGTGTCATCGCCAAGTTGCTCGACATGGTGCATTGCCATCGCACTGCTGCGAGTAGCCATGACACTCCTTCGGAACTGCTGGATGGATTTAGACCCATCCCTCCGCGTTGGGAAAATGACTCCCTTTGCATCCTGCTGTTGGCCCTGCATCAGACTTTCAGTGACGAAAGAGGTTCCCTTAAGAGCCTCGGCACGAGCCTGACTGGCAGCCCTGCGATTCTTAAAGGCCGTTGGACTTGCGTACTGATTTCCCGCTCCCATCAGGAAACCCGAATACCCTCCGACCTTCGCCGAATGCCATGTATTCTCGCTCCAGAATTCGCGGTCACCCTTGTCGTTCCAAAACGACTCTTCAGGTGTGAAGAACAAATCGGACGCGGCATCTTGAAATTCATTGCCAACAGAAGGAACGGTTTCTTCAAGTCCTTCAGTGATGCCCGGAACAACGGCTCCTACTACAAATTTCTTAGCAGCACCAACAGGACCACGAGTACGCGCCATGCTTTTCTGCAACGACTCAAGTGTTTCGATAATAGCCTTTCCGCCCCACTTACCAATTGACTTGCCTCCCGCAACCTTCATCGCTCCTACCTGAATTCGGTCACCGATATATTCGGAACCGACCTCAAACACCATTCCCAAAATGCCCCATGTTTCAAACTCGGCAACCGATGGAAGCGGCGGAGGATTGATTCCCAGATCAATAGCGTCTTGAACTTGCTCTTTCCAGATGTTGTATCGAGCGGTCTTGGCATCTCCGTATCCAGAGAACGCAAATGGAATCATTGCTGCCGCTCTGGTGACTGGATCGCGAGCAAGCATCGATGGAACTGACAAAGGCATAGAGCCAATAGCGGCTCCAATATCCTCTGCTTCCGATACGAATGCCGCTCCCAAATCACCTCCGGGGCTTCCGAAGCGCTCGCTCTTCAGCATCGGTTGTCCCGGAGGACCAGCCAATTCTTCTAGGTATCCACCAGAGTCGCTAACGGAATTTCCTGTCGCTTCATCAATTTCCTTACTAGCAAAAAAACGCGCGATTTCAGCGCCAGTTTGGGCTGCGTCTATTGATCCTTGCAGATGCTTTAACTGTTGGGCAACAGTAATCTTTTCTTCCTGCCAACGAAGACCTCCCGGCCCAATCATGTCGTACATGCTGTAAGCACCACCGAAAACACCTCCAATCATTCCCTCAAAGGAAGTAAGAGTGCTTCCAGCGACACCTTCAGCGATAGCGGAAGGAAGACCGCGCTTGTTGTTGTTGTACTCAGCCCACTTTATTGGGGTCATACCCTTTGTAAATTGGTCTGCTGCAAGAGTGGCATACTGCTTAGCATCGTCATTTGTAACTGAGAACCTACTACCCAACTTCTGAATATCCCCTTCATCAGTTAGCGCTGTAATGCCGGGAACTTGCAACCCAATCAAATTGGAAAGCGACTTCTCATACGCTCCACGCCAAGCGAAATCTTCCACCTTGTCCAAGGCTGCTTTCATCCTCTCAGCAGCCTTTGGCGTTTCTGGATTGATCCCATCATGGGCCATTTTTTCGCGCTCTTCCTTTGCAGCAGCCGCGCGCATTTTGGCAATATTCGATTGGGTATTCATTTGTGTCATGGTTTAAGAGTCAAAGTTAAAGCCAGTACTGTCGCCTGTAGTCGCTGCTGGCTGCGCACCCTGAACGGGTTGCGCACCTTGAGGAATCTGTCCCATGCTGTTGTTTACAAAGACTTGCTGCATGTACAGGTCGATTGCTCGTGAATCCGAACGATCCCACTTGAAAGCGTTGCTAGCCCATTGATCTAGTTCAAGTAGGTAGTTTCTGAACTGCCGATACTCCTGCGGAGCGCCGTCCATATCCACTGGTTGACCAGCGTTTGGACCCATACCGGTAGGCGCATTCACCCACTCAACCTTGGACGGCCACAGATCGCTGTATGCAGCAAGGCTGCGAAGAAGTTCAAACTTGGATAGTTCGCTTACATCTCCGCCATCTGTACTGGCCATCGCATCAAAGATGCCGATTGATCCGCTGGTCGCTGGATTTGCCTTCAACCCCTTGGGAGGGAAAAACTGATCAAGAACACTGACGGCGTAAGCGGTCTTCTGCTTGCTCTTCTCATTGGATTTGGAAAGTTGAGCCATTCGCAGTCGCGCAGCAGATGACTTGGCCATGATCGGCTCGCCAAGAGGACTCTTTCCTACTTCTACCTCTACCTCTCGATTGAGCCGAGACATTTCAGCAGATATTGAATTGTCTTGAATCATCGCGGACAGTTGGCCGATCTGCTGCTTTCCGCCATCCTTCGACATGCTGACTAGCAACTGCTGAGTCTGCTTCATCGCTTCGCCCGGATCCATATCTGCCATTGACATCAACAACATCCCTAGTTGCGGTGGGATATTGGGTGCAGATTTGATGATGGCCGAGATCGTTGTCTTAGCCTGCTGCTTTACAGCCTCAAATTGCATCTGAGATTTGATTTCCTCACGAGTCTTGTTCCTCATCGTGAGAAGCGCCATCCACTGAGATTGCTGGATAGGGACATTGGCTCCATTGATCACAATGGCTGGAGTGCCGTCCTCAAAGAACCCTAGATCAAATGTCTCCATGCCTACGGGATCACCATTGGAGATTCCCGACAAGGTCAGATTCAGATCATTTACATCGCTGACTTTCCCGCGCAGATCGTATGGTTTAGCGATGCCTTTGACTGCTGCTTGAGGATTGACTGGAGGAGTTTGCGGAAGATACGAACCGCCGGGAACCGTTTCAGGAGCAGCGGGATCAGCGGCAACGGCTTCGGAAATGTTCATCATTGTCCACTCCTCTGCGAGTACGGTAATTTTCTATTGTCCTTTGGGTTGGCCTTTATTTCAGCCAACAATTCTTCGTAAATTTCAACGGGAGAATTACCCTTTAGACGAGGATATCCACCGCTCATTGCATTGGCGAAGTCTTGCATCCATAATGAATTCTTCCGCCTATCAGCAACCGCTGATTGAGAGTCTTTTCCTTGACTCACAACCCCAACATTCATTTCTTTCCACCGCTTCGCTTGCTCCTCTTGATCCTTTTTCAGGTTCCCGCGAGCGCGTTCGTCATCGCGAATGGCTCTCTCTTCAGCCCGATCCTCCGTATCACGCTTGTTGGCTTCTGCTTTATCTTGAGCCTTAACTCGATCAGCGCGCTCGGTTTCTTGGTCAGTGCGAGATTCCTTCCTCGCTTCAATGCCCATCTCAGAACCGATGGTTGTTTCCATCGCAGCGCCTGCACCAGCAAATGGATTGTTCGGGTCGTAGGACTGGAAGCCCTTGCCGATGCCAAGGCCAATGGCGCGCATTCGGTCTTGAGTGAAGAAGTCTTCGTTGCTGGTAGTCATGTCAGTACCTCGGCCCCGAAACAGGGAACCCTTGTGTGTTCCATCCGCTCATTCCGTTCTGCTGCATGTGCTGAAGTTGTCCTCCAACGCCCATGCCTCCCGAGTTGAGTCCTTGGAAAATCGACCCGCCACCAGCGCCTGCTGCGGGAGCGGCTGCGGGAGCCATCATTCCTCCGAGTCCTGCTCCCATGAACGCACCGCCAACCGAACCAAGTGCAGATCCCCACGCGCTTGCGCCTGATCCTGCAAGATTTGCAGCCTGACCTGCATACTCGTAGCCAATGTTCAGACCCTGCTGATTGAAGTTGAACTGGTTGTTCAAACCAGCGGATTGCATGTTTGCGAGGTTTCCGCTGTAGGACTGGTACATGTTGGACAGGTTTGCCGCCATGCTCTGCTGAATTCCAGCCATCCCTTGTCCCTGTTGCGCCGACAAGGTGGACATTCCTTGAGCGCGTTGGGCTTCAAGTGATGATAGTTGGCTAGCGTATTGTTCCCTGATCATGCCTTCCTGCATCGCCCCTTGGCTTCCAATCGCTGCAACTCGACCTTGGCCGAACGATGTTTGCCCAAGTCCGGTGAAAGCATTACTTGAACGAGCGGCTTGCTGTGACGCATCCGTCTGCTGCCGAGAAGCAGCAATCGTGGACTCGCGTCCGATTCGCATTTCACTCGACGCGCGGTCCATACCCGCTCCGTATTCAGAACGGGCCTGATCGAAATATCGGCTGAACGACTGTTCGGCACGGGCCATTTCCGTGCGGTACATGCCCATGTTGGTTTCACGGGACTGCGAATACCGCTCCATGATTGGGTTAAACAGGTTTCGGTAATCGTCTCCCATCTCCCTGTAATCATCGACGGCCTGACCGCGCAAGGAATTAAGCGCTCGACGGCGCGACCTACCACCACTTGCGCTAATGGCGGCTCCTCCAGCCGTTAGTACTGCGCCAATACCCAATGCAACGAAAACAGGCATTATGGATCTCCTCTGCTCTTTCCAACTTGTGAAACGAGGACAGCCATGCGCTCAATAGCCCAAGGCTTCCCATCGGATGCGATAGTCATATACAACGCTTCGCCACGGATTCTGCACTTCTTGGCGGTGTTACGCCCGGGAACAAGTGATCCCACCTCAGTAACACTCGCCTCTGGGAAGGACGCTCCCGATACATCTGCGTTGTCCTTGACATCTGGTGATACGGGATTCTGAGTCAGCGTGATCATCGCTCCATCTGGCGAGCCAATGTCGGGAACAATCTGCTCGTATTCAACGGTATATACCGTTGGCCCAGTGGCTGTGATGCGTTCAATCGTCCAGCAAACCTCGGTAAGATCCCATCGAATCAACCAATCTCCCGGTCCGATGTAGACGCGGTTGATGCCGTCTGCAAACGGATCGTCCTGTGTGTACTGGCCGAATGGCCTGACAGCAAATCTCCCGTCGATCCAGTTTGGAGGTGTTACAACGACTGCCCCGGGATCTCCTCCGTCATAAAAGGGGGAGGGGCTAGATACAAACGCATCTCCACAATCGATCACGAGCGGATTCAGGTTGATGACAAACAGGCTGTCCGTTTGAATTCCCAAGGCGCTCTGCGCCGTATCGCCACTCGATACAGAGATGATCGGATCCTGACTCAGATCAGTAAAGTTAGAAGGAACCTCATATCCATCATCTGCAAGGTCAACACGGATTTCGTTCATCATCACGCGGTACGGCAACTGCGCAAGAACTGGACCAACGGTCAGGCTGCTTCGTACAAACTGCCTGCGCTGATCTTCATCAGTCATGGCTTCATTCCACCCGTCGATTCCAATGGGGAAAGATCTGCCGATGATGCTAAGAGATTCTGATCCCCCTATGAACAGCCTTCCAGTGCTAGTCCTCGATGTTCCGATGTATATGGAAGATGTAGGAGCGTAGATGTTGGGATCCGCAAACCGCTGTGGCCAAAATGAATTGGTCTTCAAGTCGTAGTACAGGTGCAGGCTTGCTTGCTCTACTCCGCTTACTGACAAGAAGATCCACACACCCTCTCGGTCAGGGTCATAGCAGAGGCACGGGAATACCTCTCCTGTTTCCGTAGAACCGAACAGGGATGCGATAGCAGTGCCAAGTTCTACTGTCTCGGCTGTGGCATCGCTCGACAAACCGCCGTCTTGGGTTTGCTTCTCAGCGAGTGGTCCAGATGCAGTTCCGACATCGGTTGAAACGGATCGCAATGTTCCGCCTGACAAACTTCCAGTGCCGCCAATAGCCGGTGTTCCAAAGTCTAGTCGCAAGAAGAACGAGTCGAGTTTGCCAGCGCTTACCCGAGAGGCGCGGTTGAAGTTGAAGTCATTCGCGTTGATGAAGTACAGCCCGTCATTCGCAAGGATGAACGCGCCCTTCTCTTGCGACTGGCAGAATGCTCGCGAGCCAGCGATACCAATCGACCTCGTAAGGCTGACGATTTGAGCAGCCGTATCAAATACTGGGTCGCTCGTAAGGAACGCAAACGAGTTTGAGCAGGCGAACATCAACCCAGTCTGCGCAAACGGGAAGATCGCAACAATAGGATCTCCAAGAGTTCCAAATTCAGAAGTGCTAGTACCAGTGATCGCGCCGATGTAATGAGTTGGATCCCATCCATCAAATGAAGCAGCCGCTGGGTCACCTATGTATGGATAAATAAGATCAGGCTGACAGGCATACCAAAGGTTTGGGAACTTCTTGTACCCAGCAAGCACAAGCCTAGCGCCCCACCTGCATATCAGCGTTGCTCTTTCCCCTGCCGCAGGACTTGATGGATCCGTATGCCAAGGACCGCGTTCGGTAGTTGCGGATTTCCCCCAAATTCCAACCGCAGTAGCGATAGTTGGGGTATCTAGAAACACAATCACATAGTGATCGCCGTCAACGAACAGAAAGTTGTTTCCAAACTGGACACCCTCTACAACACCTGAAGTGTTCAACAAGGCAGTTGATTGCGTTGACCCGTCTCCAAACAGCACGGGCGTTGCGGGGATATCAGCATGGGGATCTGAGTAGTAGATCTTTCCAGCGCGGACGAAGATGATCTTCTCTACCAGCGCAGTGTTTTCGTACACTCGGTACGAGCCAGCAAATTGAATCCCATCTAGCACACTGTACAACTGCGTTCCGTTGCGAGTACTGATCCTAGTTCGACCACTCCAAATATCCGATGGCATCATGTTCAGGCATGACGGTGTCATCCCCGGCGGAACAACGCTGAATTGCGCCTGCTCCGTGAATCCGCCAAACGGAAGTTGGACTGGGATGTGGGTCATCAGGGTCGTTTAATTGCGATCATAAGAACGACTTGACTTACCGCGAAAACAGTACTAGATGATGATGGCACTGTTGTATTGTTAACTGTCCTGCTCTTAGCAGACTGAAGATCCAGTCCAGCACCGCCTCCCCAACACATGACAAGCGCGTCATAATTTCCTGAAACCGATGGAGTAAATGTGGTCGCTACGGTCGTTGAAGCAATGTTTGCGATAGTCCAATTAGAACCGTTTGATGCTGTAAAAGCGCCGTCAGTAGATCCAAAGACAAATGCGATGTTTCCTACCATCGTTTGCCAGTTCATGGCATCTGTTCCGGCTACTGGATTACCTAGTCCAGTAATTTTTGCCAAACTAGCCATATTTATTTGGCCAAGGGTTGATACCCCGGTTACGCCAAGCGTTGTGCCAAATGATCCAGAGGCAGTACAAGCAATGCTGTTGGGTAGGAATTGAGTACTGGTGAAGTAGGCAACTTCATTATTGCCAACCGAAACTCCAAGTTGATTCGCAGCCTTCCAGAAAAACCCCGTATCGGTGTCGCTTGCAAACGCAATTGCTGGAGCGGCTACCGTCCCATCAGCAATAGTGACAATTCCTTTGGCATTGACGGTCGTGCATTCAATTGGAGTGCCAACGGCTGCTCCAGTTGCCCAGTTGCTTAGTGGCATCCATGCGCGCCATGCAGCCGATCCGCCGTCATAGAGGCGGAAGTAGTTCTTGGATGGGAATGATGGAGTTCCATCACCCTCAGTAGAAAGGAATTGGGCAATGGTGTCTCCGTATGCGGTGACAAGCAGCGTTGCAATTCCGTCTCCCACGGCAAAGGTGAAAGGGCCATTTGTGGGGGAAGGAGTTGCACTGCTTACAAAGCGGTATCGCCCGGCAATTCGATTTGTTGCATCGTCCAAATCGGTGGAACTTGGAGTTCCATAGTATGGGAGCGTTCCACTAAGCCAAGGCAAAGCCGTCCAGTTGCTCGATCCGTCTCCGATCTTGATCTGCTTGAGAGTCGTATCAAGTCCGATCTCGCCTTCAGCGAGCGTTGGTGGAGTTCCAGCGCCCCAGTTTGTGGTCGTGTCTCGGCGGATCTGGATCTTCGCAGTCATGGGGTTTCCTCAGTCATATATGAGGGCGGTAGCAAATACCATCCCTCTGGAACAACAATTGAATTCTCTGACCGTACCCAAGCACCGTCAACGCGGTGGTACACCCTCATCCTTGCCCCGTTCGGCTCCGCTATCCGCATTGGGCTGCTTTCCGGCACGAAGATCGTCCTGCTTCCGCACCCAAGCACGAAGGCGAACAGAAGCAAGACGCAAAGTCTTGCGGTCAACATCAGCATCGACAGCAATGTTGCTACGGTCGAAACGCTTCTCAAGGTAAGCGAATAGAGCGAGGGCGAATGCGGCAACAAACTTGTCGAGCATGGCATCACTTCAAACCAGCCTGCTCGCTGGTTACGGAGTTATCACGGGCGAAGAAGCCAAGACCAAGCGCAGCCAGCGCGCTGAAAATCGCCTCCAACGAGAATGTGGTGGCAGGGTCGCTGTCAAGCATGGCCCCGATTTGGGTAGCCATGATCGCGACAGCAGCCAAGATTCCGACAAGGGTGGTTTTCCAACTCTTCATTTTAAACCTTTTCTAGTTTGGCAATTCGCTCGTCATAATGACTGACCTGCACTTGAAGCCGAGCGATGGCAACTTCAAGGGCCACGATCTTTGAGTACACAACCACGGTGGTGGTGATTGTGGTCGCAATGATCCCTAGCACAGCAAACATAAGTTCAGTAGACATAGCGTTCTCTGGTGGAAATTCTCATTTATCTGAGTATGGAGAATATACCTACCGCAGGTTAGAACGCGATAGAACTCTATAGAACTAAGGAACTTATAGTCAGTTCGGATCTGGGACAAACCCATTCCTGTAACTGATTGGATCCGAGACAAACCCTGAACGAGACGCGGGCAGCCGACCGTAGTCTCGCTGCGCAATTCCATCCTTGATCGCTGCCGCGTTCCACACTGGTCCGTTGTCAATCTCTACCAACCGAGCGGTCAGACCCTCGTCTTCGTATGCCATAGCGAATGCACGGCAGTAGGACACAAGTAGCGCCTCTACATACGGTGGCACAGGGATGATGTAAGCGTCTGCGGTGACGGCATTGGTTTCTCCAGATACGGAAGTCCAACCAGCGCGGTAGCGCATGATGATCGCATCGGTGGAGGTCGCGTTAGGAGTGGGGTACAGATCCATCCTGACGGCAGGGAACGCCGTACCCGCCACGAGGGGGGTCACATCGTCAGACTGCGCCCACGGGCGCGAGAGAGAAGCGTAGTACACGCTCCCGAGCATTGCTGGGAACATGGTGCTTCGGAACAACTCAAGTTGGTCTGGGGTGATCAACTCGACGCGCCAACCAAGACCCGCCTTGGTGATCAGGCTGATGATCTCCTCGGCATCGCCGGGCATCGCCGCCCAACTTTGGTTGGCTACCAAAGAGACGGGGCGACCAGTGCGTTCTCGAAACCGCCACTGTTTGGAGAACAGGTAGTTGCCAGCCTGATTGACGATCTCAGCGATCCGCTGATTTTGCGTGACACCGCTGACGATGGACGGTTGACCGCCGAGCGCCAGAAGGATGTGCTGCTTGAGGCCACCGTATGTAAGCATATAAGCGGGTGACCTTGGTTTCCCAAGGCCACCCGAGAGTAGTTGTCAGATCACGCGCCCTGAGAGCCGAATGACCATCCGCTGAACAGAACGCGGCAGAGAGTTGGTCCGCCGGTGTTCGCCACCAAGGCGAGGGCGACTCCTGTGCCGACGAGCGTTGCTGCTGGAACAAGAACACCTGCTCCGGGAGTGAGAACGGTAGTGCCGATAACGGCAGTACCGGTGACCTTTGCGGTGATCATTCCAGCGATGCACACTTTGCAACGAGATCCTGCGGCGGCTGCTTCCGTAACAACTCCGTATACGCCACCCTCTCCAAGCGCCGCCGTCGAGAGAACAACGACATTGAAGGGATTCTTCTTGTTGTCGAGTTCGTCGTACTGCGCCACATCGGTGTAGGTGGTGTTGTTGCCTACAAGATCGAACATAACGATGTCGCCAACGGTAACGGCGACACCTGCGATTGGTTGAACAATTACTTGCGCAGGACTAAGTGCAGCAAGGTTTCCTGAAGGGACAAGGATTCCGGGAATCATGTTGATGATCCTCCTTTAACTTTGATTAGGTGGCTGCGATGGAAAGAGGAACAACAACGCCGTGACGCTGACGAGAATTGCAGAACAGATTCGACCAGCAGTCAACGGGCTGGACATAGGTGAACGGCTGATTTGGGTGACGGAGAACCTCATGCTGCTTGAAGTAACGACGAGCATGGAAGATCGGAGTCAGGTAGTTGCCGTTCACGAAGTAGTAGCGAGGAGCGCGAACAATAGTGTTTGCTCCCAACTCAGTTCCAAAGGCTGAAATTCCACTGTTTGCTGTGACAAGATACCCGTTAGAGCCAGCAACACCGTTGTATCCAGCAACTGTCTGAGCAGCCGCAGTACCAGTATTTGCTGGGTAGATCGCTGCATTGTCGAGGTCAGAGCAGTAGGTGACATCGATGCCTGCGTATGCAGGGCTGCTGTAAGAAGCATCCTGATACGAGACAAGGGTGTCGTTGCTGAGACGAAGAGCGTTTCGATAGTTCTGAACGCCCTGTCGGCTTGTGAGAATCATCTGACGGTTCAGATTGTCGTTCTCAAAGTACTGCTGACGAGTCGATGGAGCCTCGTACTTAATGCGCATGAACATGAGATCCATTGCATTGAAGAGATTTCCAAAGGTTGGAGTATGCGCAGCACCCTGCGCATAAACCGTGTCAATCGACAGCGCGGTACTGTTGTAAGTACCCCACGCAGTTCCAACTGGAGTAAGCGCAGAAGGTTGAGAGTTGTAGATTTCAACCGCGTTGGTCCAACGGTTCTCCGAGAACGGAGAGATACGCATGACGGTGGTAGCGGTGTTGGTGCTAGCGGTGTACGGAGCCGTACCTCGAAGTCCCAAGGTTCCGCCAAGGTTCGCGGACAACTCCGAAAGGAAGTACGGAAGCGAGTATGGCAACTTGCCAGTGTCGCTCTCCATGTTCGCAACGGACGGAACAGCCCACAGATCCTCCTCGAAGCCGTTGAGCATCGAGGTCCACATTCGCTGCTCCTTGATCCGCTTCAGGCGCTTGTAAGCAGCCTTGTTCGCACCAGAAGTCTCGCCGGTGTTCAGTTCGACTTCAGCGTCAGTCCACGACATGTGGTCGATGTGGAAACGCCACGGCGCGCGAACATAATCGGTCACCTGCGGGTTGCGCCAAGTGAAGGTATCGTTCGGCTGGTAGTGGTCGTAGGTACGCGAATCATCAAACATGATGACATCGCGGATTTCAGTACCACCCTGAATGGTTTGTTCCTTCGACTTGCCCTTGAGCAGGCGAGAGAAGGCGTAAGTGTTCTTGACAGCCTCGTTGATAACGGAATCTGCGCTCGTCAGGTATGACGGCCCAGTCGTAGTCATAAAGTCGTTGAATGTCGTGATTGATGGCATGGTATTTCTCTGGTTTAGCGGGAAAGAACTCGGAGAGCGTCAGCACGGGAGCCGCCCGAAAGCAAGATGTCGAGAACAGCGTCTTCACGGTCGATCTCGCGAGTCACGCGCGCTGGCGCTTTGCCAACGGTTGGACGAGCAGAGTTTCGAGGATCAGAACGCTTTGGTTCTCCGGCTCGCATTCGGAATGCTTCTTGGACGATGTCCGAGATGGATTCAAATTGACCGGGATTTTCACGCCCGATCTGCGCTGCCACTTTCGTGATGTCATCGAAGGACGGGGAGTTATTCCCGTACAACGCTGACATACGCTCGTAGGCTCCACGAGTCTCGTACTTGACTTCCATCGCCTTGGTCTTCTCCTCGAAATCGGATCGAAGACGCTCGGTGATGGCTCGAAGGGGCTTTGCCGCCTCATCTCCAAAGATGTCTCCAAATACTGAAAGAGGATCTGCATCATCCTCTGAGTCGCCAGAATTTTTGGAGTTATCAGGGGAGATCTTGGATGCAACAGGAGCGGGGGTCGGAGTTTCCGCGCTGTTTGCCTTCTTCGATCCAAACGAATCCACATCAGCCTGCCTCTTCGCCGCCTTCAAGCCCCATTCCTTCATCTTGGAGGGATCGGACTTGATGCTATCGATGATGTAGGCTGGAACGCCATCCCGTTGCAACGCCTTGAACGCCCGATCAAAGTCAGGGTCGTTCTGAGGCTCGGGATCAATCGTGCGAAAGTTCTGCTGTGGAGCAGAATCGTCTTTGCCGAAGATTCGATCTAGAACAGCATCTTCGCTTTCGGAGTTGTCCGCTTCAAACGCGGCTTCCGCAGCCATCTGCTGTACAGGATTGGTTGAATCATCAACAGGAATGGTTGGTACTTCGGGTTCTGACATATCAGTCCTTTTCAAAACCATGCCGAGCCATGACTTCGCGTTCATGGCGCTTAGACATAATGATTGGCTTGCCCCGTTTGGTAGCCTTGCATCCTTCCAACTTGCGCGGAAGAGCATGGCTCACATACGGATAAGTGTTACGGATCGTACCCGTGTCAACCTGCAAGTTGCTGGCGATACGGGTAAGTTCTTGGCCTTCGTAGACAATAATACTGCCGATGGACGGAGCGTCACGCATAAGCATGACGATTTCTACCACATTTCCATCGGAATTCGTAAATTCGTACTTCATGTTACATGGCCCTGTTTGCCGGTCCTTGCAGACCAGCCCTGCTCGACGCAGGTATCGGATTGGGTTCGCCCATCGCATTCATTTGCTGGCCTTGGCCCGAAGGTGGACCGCCCATAGGTGGACCGCCTTGGGCCTGTTGGGCCTGCTGTGCCATCGCATTCTGGTCGATCATGTCGGCCAAGTTGGGCATGTTGAGGGCATCGCCAACCACCGAAAGGATCTCATTCCACTTGATAAACGGCATAGCCATCATCCCTTGGGCGACAGATGAGGTGATCTGGAGCAGTTCCATAGCGCGCTTCTGAACGAGCGCCTCGGATACTCGTTCCATGCTGTATGCGTCTGCGGAAACTTCGAGATCTTCCCAGCCCGGCATTCGGACTCCGCCGGTGAACTTGGGATCTGCCTCAAGAAGAGCCTGCGCACCCTCTCGGCCAAGAGGGAACGAAACACGGTCATCATGCCACATAAACCACATCACGGAACGAGCCATATCGTCTACTGAGTCTTGGAATTGGCGCTTCAGGTGAGACATACGCATGGTAGCGCTACTCTCAGCAACAGCGATTTCGGTGGCAGTAGCGGTTCCAGACACATTGCCGCGCATCGCGTCATGGATACCAGACACGCGGTCTAGTCGATCCTGAGCGATCTGCGAGTACTGGACTTGCTGCTGGGTGATGCCGCCGATTTCAAGGTTCAGCACCTTGTCCTTGTCCAGCGACTCAGACAGGACAATGTAGTCGTGCGGCTTGTCCTTGATGTCCTGCGCCAACTTGCTGTTTCGGGCATCGACCATGATCAGGCGCTTGTAAGCGGCTGCGCTGGACCTGACGCTGGTCAGATGGGCGTTCAAATCCACGATTTGGGACTGAATTGCCATCAAGGGAGACAGCGGATACGGGTCATCAGGGACTGTGTAGACACCAAACATGGTGTACGGACCGTTTTTAGGCCCAAAGTATGGGATGGGCTTCCGAATGAAGCCATCGTACTTGCCCAAAGTGCTTCGACCCTTGACAAAGGTGAAGATCGTCCCGTTCACCATGCCCGGACCGATGATTTCATCGATCTCTTCAGCGGTAGATTCGTCCGCCTCGGGAATCCACACCTCGTAGACAGCAAGTTCCTTTCGGTCCTCGATGTCTCGCCCTCGGTCATCACGAACTTCGTCGATGTCGGTTCCTGATGGGATGGCGAGGATGGCATCTAGGTCGTATGTCTTGTCGTTTTCCGCTCGCTCAATGAGATCGTTCTTGTCAATGGCGTAGCAATGGCCCATGTAACGGGCATCTTCGATATTGGTGGCGGCTGGATCGAGGAAGAACCTCTCTGGAGACAGCCGATACACCCGTGGAAGATACGGCTCCTTGCCGTCGATCTTGCGAATCTCGGGCCGAGGCTCGCTGACCGTCAGAGACACGCCGTAAGCGAACAGCATGTCAGTTGCGATGCGCTCCAGTGTGCGCCGCAACTTCGTGATTCGACACCAACGGTTGATCGCGATCTGCAACCGCTTGCCAACCATCAGTTCCAGCATGGGATCACCCATCTTCACCCGGAACTTTGGAGTGTCGTAGATGATGCGGGGCAGCACCATTGAGACATACTCGTGTCCAAAGTTCTCAGGATCATCCGTATAGGAATCGGAACGGTCATCTCGGAATGCAGGGCCGTGATACTTCTCGATCATCGTCCTGAGAGACGATAGATGGGCATCACGGAACTTCTCCGCGTTCTCGACTTCCCTACGAAGTGCTGAAAATGTTAGATCAAGCATGGGTTGTTACTTCTTGGTTTCTACCATCAATTACGCGCTGGCCTAGGTGGGGTGGAAATCACTCCGGGGTTGGTGCTAGTCAGATTGTTTGCCTTGTTTCTTTGCGAGACAGATGCAACGGCTGCTTTCTTAGCGACTGACTTGCGAACGGAACGGGTGTTTGCGGCGACTGCGGATTTCTTTGCCATGTTGTTTCTCCTAGTTTGTTTTACTTGCCTTTGCCTTGAGCGGGTGGTTGATTACCCAGTTGATTGGCCTTGCTTCTCTGCGAGACAGACGCTCTCGCTGCGTTCTTGGAAATTGCCTTGCGGACATTCTTGCTGTTCGCAGTGACTGTGTTTTTCTTTTTCATGTTTGATCTCCTAGAAATCTAGACTCACAGAAGAGGTTGAAATCAATTCAACGCTCCATGTAATAGCGGTATCGACACCATTCAACATCAACCTTGAGAACTACAGCGGTTTCCGTATTCGAGGTCTGCATCCTGAAACCTACACCCGCCTGCAACGCTTGACCAGACACAGATCCATATATGTCTAGTATGTAGCGCGTCGAAGGAATACGGTTAGGATTAGTTTCCTTGTACACAACTTTTCCGTTGATGTACCACAGAGCCTCAGTGGCATTCTTGTTGATCCAAACACCGAGAGTTGCCCACGAATTTACTGCTACTCCAGTGTCTTTAATAAAAAGATATGGTTCAACGGTAAATGTCGTATTTTGGTTCACCGCGAGAACAATGGACCATGTCGTAGCAGCACCTGCTGATCCAACGGCATTACAATGAAAGTATGCGCCATCGGCATAGGCATCAGATGCCGTATGGCCGGGGAAAAACCCAACTCTGACAACTCCACCGTTGACGGTTGTATGCAGGGGTATGCGTACCTTCGCAAATGAATCGCACTCAAATAGTCCCGGCGCAAACCTTGAGTTTGTAACTCCATCGCGGTCAGATATCCATGCTCTTGAAACAAGAGGATCTACCTTATTGGCTATTTGCGCATAACCAAATTCGCTGGGGCTACATGAATCAAAGAATGTCAGAGTTCCGTATGAAGCCGTACTTGCCTGTCCCATTGTCCCGATGTTTGTTCCGTCCATGAACCCACGGATGCACTTTCGCACATCGAGTTCGCGGATGTCAGTGTCCAACGAGTAGCCTGAGAATGGTGAGGTAATCATGTTGTCCTATCGGAGAAGTAGCGGAACTGCATCCAGTCAACATCGACAACGGTTGAAACAGCCTGTGTACCAGTGCATGTCAGACCAACGCCAGCGTTGTAGGCGTTTGTGTCTAGCGTATTGGGAAGGTTTCCATCTTGCACATGGACAACGACATCGTCGATGGTGAAGAT